TATAAAATATAATTTTTTTTTTTAATTTTCCAAATAAATGAAACAAAACATAGAAATTGATATGACTATAAGAGAAGAAGTAGACAAAATAATGAACTACAAAACAGTATCTAATCAAGATAAAATTGATAGGTTACTGTTTCTTAATGCCGATCAATACTGTAATTTAGGCACAGACTCAGCCAAAACAGAAAGACAAAAAGCCGAAGTAAATAGTAGATATATTTATAGAGCAATTAAAAATTTAGACCTATATTTAGGTGCATTTCTGTTAAAAGCTAATGAGGAGTAGCCCAAGAAAAAAATTAATTAAAAAACTTGATACAGTATTTAGTCAGTATATAAGAAGAAGAACAGCAGACCACAAAGGTATTGTTGAATGTTATACCTGTGGCAAAAAAGACCATTGGAAGAAAATGCAGTGCGGACATTTTCAAAGCCGAAAATACTACTCAACAAGATGGAACGAAGATAACTGCCAAGTGCAATGTGTGGGGTGTAATATGTTTAAAAGTGGCGAACAATATAAGTTCGGATTAAAATTAAATATGCAGTATGGAGAAAATAAAGCAGAAAATTTATATTTATTAGCTAAAAAGATAAAAAAATTTAATAATTTTGATCTTTCACAAATGATAGAAAGATATAGCCGACTTAACGCATCCCTCAAAACTACATAGAGGGATTTTATTTATATTTATTTATTAAAGAGGGGTGGATTAATTTTTACCCCTTTTTTTTGTTAAGTAATTTATTTTTTTTAATTTAGTGTTAAATAAATATAAATATGATTAAATATAATATTAAACTTCACGCAACTGATATTACCTTCAAAGGAGAAGATATTACAGTTGAATATAACTTCTCAAAAGCTGAGCTTGGTTATTTTGATGGCACAGGCACCTTTGATGGTGTTGAAATAGTTTCAGTACTATTGGATAATGTAAATGTAACAAGGCTTCTTCATTTTGATTACATTGAACAATTAGAACATATTATTTTAGATAAACATTTAGATAAATAATGACTGGCACAGAAGATTTAATGCGACAATACAGATATATGATTGAAGCATTGCAAAAAGAAAACAAAAGACTTGAAACAGACAATCAAGATCTAAAAATTAAACTTAGATTATGTAATGCAAAAAACCAGATAATCTATGAAAGAAATTCAGAAGAATACTTTAACTCAAAAAAATAAATTAAATTAGTGATATGAATTACACAAGCGAAATTAAAAATATTCTAAAAAAAGAGAGCTTCAATACCAAAGATGGAGCAACTATGTATAAGTATATTATTACTTTTATTAACGGACACAACCCTAATTATTACACTACAAAAGACTTAACTTTTAATGTGGGTGATGTTGTAAGTTATGAGCTGGATCAAGCAAAGAATAAATGTAAAATTTTATCTAATGATACTCAAGGTGCAAAAGAACATATAAAACAAAATTACTCAAACCCAAAAGATGATATACAAAGATATATTATTAGACAAAGTAGCTTAAACAGGGCTACTGATTTGTGGGGTAATATTGATCTTAATAACTACGATCAAGATGTTAAGTTAATTATTGAACTTGCAAACAAATTTGAAAATTACGTATATAATGGAAAATAAAATAGAATTTATTGGTGGGCTATTCCCTCAGCCTACAAAAACAGAATGGGTAAAATCAAACGTGGGAATTAAATTAAATGATTTTAGAAAAGAATTAAATAGGTTGGAAAAATTTGTAGATGATAGAGGTTTTGTAAATATAAGCCTGTGTCAAAGCAAAGGTGGAAAACAATATTTTAAGCTAAATGATTATAAGCCAAAACAAGAAGTCAAGGCTGCTGATCATAGTCCTGATCGAGATGACCTGCCATTTTAAAAATTTTTATATTTTAGCTGAATGCTTATAAATTATGATGATGAGATTGACAAAATAATTAAAATTAGAAAGGGAGAGATTACCGAGGGTTTTAAGTTAGATTTGCCAGAGATTGATGAATATTTTAGATTCAAGTCTGGCAATTTTAATTTAGTGCTGGGTCACGCAAACGTGGGTAAGACAACAGTTACAATATTTTTAATGTTGCTTTATTCAATTAAACATAATATTAAATGGTTGGTATTTAGTAGCGAAAACGATCCTCATACAATTATAAAAAAGCTGGTAGAATTTTTAGAAGAAAAACCAATTAATAAAATATCTACTGAACAATTTGACAAACATTGTAAATTTATATTTGATCACTTTAAATTTGTTGATACAAACGATTTATACACCTACCGACAATTATTAAAATTTGCAGAAGCAGTAAAAAAGGCTTGGGATTATCAAGGGTTTTTAATTGATCCTTATAATAGCTTAATAAAGGATCGTGATTTACTTGATGGATTAAATGGTCACGAGTACGATTACGAAGCGACAAGTCAAATGCGTTTATTTTGCAAATCAAACAATATTAGTATATGGCTGACAACTCACGCAGCAACAAATTCATTAAGAGTAAAACACCCATTACAGCACGATTATGCAGGACACCCCATACCACCTTTAGCTTCTGATGTAGAGGGTGGAGGTAAGTTTGTGAACAGGGCTGATGATTTTCTTGTTATACACCGATATACACAACACCCTACTGATTGGATGAATAATTACATTCACGTACGCAAGGTAAAAGACAACGACACAGGGGGCAGACCAACCCCTATTGATAGTCCAATAATGCTTAAAAGCATCAAAAATAATGTGGGCTTTTTGGTTAATGGAAAAAAAACTCTAAATTTAGCCTTAGTTGAACAGATTAAGGCACCTTTTTGAGTATAGAAAAAAAACTAACCGACAAACACCAAGACTGGATTAATATTGTAAAATCTTTTGGAGTGAAAGATTACGCAGAAGATGTAGTACAGGAGATGTATGTTCGAGTTTTAAAATATATAAGACAAGGAAAAGACCTTAGTTATGATGATGATATAAATTATTTTTACATATATCAGATGCTTAGGCATATGTGTATAAATTTGAAAATAAAAAAAGGAAAAATTATTGTTATAAATATAGATGATTATTTAAACAATATAAAAAGGTATAATACTATAGAGCAAAATATAGCTAAGAAATATGAAAAGATAAATAAAAAGCTGGATAGTATGTTTTGGTATGATGCACAAGTATATAGAATTATTGAGGGTGGAACAAGCATCAAAGAATTATCAGAAAAAAGTAAAATCAGTTATTACAGCCTTTACAGAACATATAATAAGGTTAAAAAAATTTTAAAGGAATTAATATGAGATTAGGAGATTTAGTATATAAAATAACATATTATACAGGCATACACTGGCTAACAAAAAAAATAAGTAAATTACTTGGAAAAGATTGTGGCTGTGATGATCGAAGAAAAAAATGGAACAAGATAAAAATTTAGACAAACAGCTTTGGAAAGAAACCAAAGAAAGAATAGACAACGACAAACCTAATCTTGAACATAAGGATTTTATAACAATTTGTAAACTTCACGCAAAATATAAAAAACATAAATACATAGAGATCAGCTTTTGTGGTTGTAATAAAAAACAAATACACCAATGGATTAAAGAAGTTGATGAATGTCTGGCATAAGCGAAATACATAAATGGGAAAAAGCCATAGTTGCAGTATTTAATATATTTGGCTGGGAGCTCAAATGGAGTGAAAATGAATATGAGCATTATGATGCCAAAGGATTAACTCCAAAGGGTTATCCTTGTGTAATTGAAATGAAATTTAGAAATGATTATTACGAGGAGAAGCTATTAGAAAAATATAAATATGATAAATTAATGGAAATGGATAAAGATATTGTAAAGCTATATTTTGTTAACGATCCTAAAGCAAACTATTTATTTTGGTTAAATAAATTAGAATTAAAAAAAACAACTACCCTTTGGTGTCCTGAAACTACACTATGGAAAAGCAAAAAGGTTAGAAAAACTTGTTATTTAATACACGAGAAGTATGCAATTATAAAAAACATTAACTAATGCCTAAACCTAAAAAAAAAGAAAAGCAGTCTGATTATATTTCAAGATGTATGGGAGATGATAAAATGATTAATCAGTTTCCTGAACAAGATCAAAGACTTGCAGTTTGTTATTCTTATTGGAAGAAAAGAGATAAGTAAAATATTTTT